AAAAGAATTTCGGGTGGGTTTGGTAAGAAAGGCACTGCGATTGATAAAGGTATTCGTACAACTCAACAAGTAAAATCTATTGGCTGTTCGGTGCTTAAACTGCTGATTGAACAAGACCAACTTATTGTAAATGATTGGGACACTATTAACGAACTGTCAACTTTTTCGAGAAGAGGGGTATCGTACGAAGCAGAACCAGGATGCCATGATGACTTGGTGATGGGTTTAGTGTTGTTTGGGTGGCTATCCGCTCAACAATTCTTCAAACAATTTACAGATGTAAACACTTTGGCGCATCTTCGTGATAGAACACAAGAAGAAATATACGAAGAACTGTTGCCATTTGGTATAATTGATGATGGGCAGAACGATATGTATGACCCAGGAAGTGCAAATGACTGGGGTGGTGATGCAGATATGGCAAATGGGAAGGTAACGAACTGGTTCTAAATACCGTCTTTTTATAAATAAGTTACAAATGAAATAGTTGACCTTTAGATCAAAGGAGATAAAAAATGCCTTTCCAAGTAAGTCCAGGAGTAAATGTAAGCGAGATTGATCTCACTACGGTTGTTCCTGCCGTTAGCACCACTGAAGGTGCAATCGCAGCACACCTCCGTTGGGGACCAATTGATCAGCGCATTCTGATTGATTCAGAAGATCGTCTCGTATCAATTTACGGAAAACCAAACTCAAATACGGCATCTGACTTCTTCACCGCAGCAAACTTTCTTACATACGGTAACTCTTTGTATGTAAATCGTGTTGTTAACGGTGCAAACAACGCTACAACTGGTGCTACTGGTGCGTATGTAAAGAACGAAGATCATTATAACGAAACATACACTCATTCTGCGGGGCATGGCGACTGGGTTGCCAAGTATCCTGGTGAACTGGGTAACTCGCTGAAGGTTTCTGTATGTCACAATGCTAATGCATGGCAGTCTACAGTTACAACTTCTTACTCTGCTACTCGTAACAGCAGAACAGTTGGCTTGATTGGTGACGGTCAGGGCAGTTCTAACACCGAAACTCAGTTTGTAGTTGGTGATATTCTTTTGCTTGGTCCAGATAAAGAACCACGCAAGGTTGGCGCATTGTCTGGCAATACTATTACTTTGACAACCGCATATACTGGTAACACCATTAACACTTACACTACTGACATTGTTCGTCGTTGGGAATATTTCAACTACTTCGACAATGCTCCAACAACAACTGCTTATGCTAACACTGTAAATTCTCAGGGTGATGCTATTCATATCGCAGTTATTGACGAAGATGGCGCAATTACTGGTACAACTGGTACAGTTCTTGAGAAGTATGAAAATATTTCTTTGGCTCCAGATGCTAAGACTGCACAAGGTGCTGGTAACTATTACAAAGAAGTTGTAAATCAGAACTCTCCATTTATTTGGTGGGGTGCTCATAACTCCAGCCTAACAAATGCTGGTAAGCGTGCAGATCTTGGCACCAACTATCCTGGTGCTAACTTGCCTGTTACTGCTAGCATGACTGACGGTAAAGACGGTGCTACGCCAAGTTCTGTACAGAAGATCCCAGCATACAATATCTTTAAGTCTACTGAAGACGTAGATGTTTCATTCCTGCTTGGTTCTGATGCTGATAGTACTTTGGCTACTCATCTGATCAATAATATTGCTGAATCTCGTAAGGATTGTATCGCAGTTCTTTCACCTGAGCGTGCTGATGTTGTTAACAATAATGCATACGAAGGCAAAGAGCGTGATGATATTATCGAGTTCCGTAATTTGCTGCCAAGTTCTTCTTATGCAGTAATTGATTCTGGTTGGAAGTATCAATACGACAAGTACAACGATGTATATCGTTATGTTCCACTGAATGGTGATACTGCTGGTTTGATGGTTCAAACTGATACTACTCGTGATCCATGGTACTCTCCTGCTGGTTTTAATCGTGGTAACATTAAGAATGTTATTCGCCTTGCTTACAATCCATCTAAGGCAGACCGTGACGAATTGTACAAGAAGGGTGTCAACCCAGTTGTAACATTCCCAGGTCAGGGTACTGTATTGTTTGGCGATAAGACTATGTTGTCTCAACCATCTGCGTTTGATCGCATTAATGTTCGCCGACTGTTTATTGTACTTGAGAAAGCAATTTCGACAGCATCAAGATTTACTCTGTTTGAATTCAATGACGAATTTACTCGTGCGCAGTTCCGCAACCTTGTAGAACCGTTCTTGCGTGATGTTCAGGGTCGTCGTGGTATTACCGATTTCCGTGTTGTTTGTGATGCATCTAACAATACTGGCGAAATCGTTGATCGTAACGAATTTGTGGGCGATATCTACATTAAACCAACAAGAAGCATCAACTACATTCAGTTGAACTTCGTGGCGGTTAGAAGTGGAGTTGAGTTCTCTGAAGTGGTTGGTCAATTTGGTGGCTAATAAATAGAGTAAAACAGGAGAACGACAATGGCTTTTAATGTAAATCAATTTTCTGGGGCACTGAAAGCAGGGGGCGCACGTGGTTCTCTGTTCCAAGTACAGATTACAAACCCGATTAACGGTGTTGCGGATGCGCAAGTACCGTTTTTCGCTAAGTCTGCAGCAATCCCAGCTTCCACGTTAGGTGTAATTGATATGCCATACTTTGGTCGTACGATTAAAGTTGCTGGCAACCGCACCTATGATGCATGGACACCAACTATTATTAATGACGAAGACTTCGCAGTTCGCAATGCTATGGAACAGTGGTCAAACGCAGTAAACGCATTCCAGCGTAACATTAACACTGCTGGTGGCTCTGCTCCAAGTTTGTACAAGTCTAACGCACAGGTTACTCAGTACGGTAAGACTGGCGATATACTTCGTGTTTATAATTTTGTTGGTATTTTCCCTGTAGAAATTTCTCAGATCGATCTTGATTGGGGTGCAGAAACAGTTGAAGACTTTACTGTAACCTTCGCATATGATTATTGGGAAATACAAGGTGGCGTTACTGGTAACGCTGGCGGCATTTAATTTAGTGAAAATGTGATTCGTGGGGGCAGTATAAATAAACTTATGCTGCCCCCATACTTTACAATAGGAAAATAGCATGCAACTTTTCGGCTTTCAAATAGGAAAAGCAAAAGACGACGAACAACCAAAAACGGTTCAGTCTTTCGTCCCACCACCATCATCTGATGGTACTATGGACACTATGCAGGAATATGGCGGTGCTTATGGCGGCGCATTTGGTACTGCATTGGACATGGAAGGAGCTGCTAAGAACGAAGCAGCACTTATCACTCGCTATCGTACAATGGCATCACAACCTGAGTGTGAGCGTGCGATTGACGATATTATCAACGAAGCAATTGTTTCTGACGAACAAGACGCTCCAGTTTCTATTGTTCTGGATCAAATCGAAACGATGCCAGAACAGATCAAAGATAAGATTCGTGATGAGTTTGAGTACATTCTTAATCTATTGAACTTCAATAGCAATGCATACGATATCTTCCGCAACTGGTATGTTGACGGCAGATTGTACTACCATATTATGGTAGATAGCGCAGCACCTCGTAAGGGTATTCAAGAGCTGCGTTATGTTGATCCTCGTAAGATGAAGAAGGTTCGTACTTTGAAGCGCAACTCTGCTGCTCAAGCACAACCTAATGGTCAGTTTGTACCAAAAGAATATGTTGAGTATTTTGTTTATGCCGAAAGAGGCGTGGTAAATACAGGTACGAGCAACATCGGTGTTAAAGTTGCACCTGATGCGATTGCTTATTGTCATTCAGGTATTCGTGATGCGCATAATCGGATGGTTATGTCAAATCTACACAAAGCTATCAAGCCACTCAACCAGCTGCGTATGCTGGAAGATGCTACAGTAATCTATCGTCTTGCTCGTGCACCTGAGCGTAGAATTTTCTACATCGATGTAGGTAATCTACCAAAGGCAAAAGCTGAGCAGTATCTGCGTGATATGATGGCGAAGCATAAGAATAAACTTGTGTACGATGCAAACACGGGCGAGATCCGTGATGATCGTAAGTTTATGACAATGCTAGAAGATTACTGGTTGCCTCGTCGTGAAGGTGGTAAGTCAACTGAAATTACCACACTTCCTGGCGGACAGAATCTTGGTGAACTCGATGATGTTATGTACTTCCGTAAGAAGTTGTATGAATCATTGAATGTTCCAGTATCAAGACTTGAAACTGAAACACAGTTTAATCTTGGTCGTTCATCTGAAATTACTCGTGATGAGTTGAAGTTCTCTCGCTTCATTAATCGCCTGCGTAATCGTTTCACTGAGTTGTTTATGATTCTTCTTGAGCGTCAGTTGTTGCTCAAAGGTATCATCACTAAGAAAGAGTGGAAAGAAATCAAGGGTCAGATCTATTATGATTTTCTTGAAGACAATCATTTCGCTGAACTTAAAAACAACGAAATCCTACAGGGCAGATTGCAGTTGCTCGGAGATATTGATCAGTACACTGGTAAGTATTTCTCCGTTGAATGGATCCGCAAAAATGTGTTGATGCAAACGGAGGATGACATTGAAGAAATGGACGAACAAATGGCAACCGAAGCCGAGATGGCTCAGGATATGGGCGGAATGGAAGGTGAATCGGGGATGGACTCCGATATGGAAGAACGATAAGTTTTATAAATAGATTGTAAGAATTTAATTTGGAGAACATTATGTCCGATTACACAGCAAAAGATGCAGTAGAACTTGCCTTTGATGGTAATGTATCTGCATTCAGAGATGTTGTTAATGACTTGCTTCTTGACAAAGTATATAACGCTGTTGAGATGAAAAAGTATGAAGTTGCTGGCAACTATATGAGCATGGACTCCGAAGAAACAATCGAGGAAGAATAAAATGTCTATCAAGAGTTTTAAGGATTTCGTTTCTGAGGCAATTGCTGCTGACTATAAAGCGCCAAAAGATTCAGATGCTGAAGCAAAAGATTATAAGCCACGCTCTAAGGGCGAGGAAGACTTCAAGAACATGCACAAGGTTGATAAGAAGAAGCATCCTGTAGCTGGCGATCATCAGTTTAATGGCGATCGCAAAGAAGTAAAAAGCTGAGGTATAACCAATGATTGTTAAACCACTCGCTAACACTATTGCTCTAAGTTCTGCTACTAATTGCTACAAAGCAACTGCAGTTTTGGTAACTAATGATGCTACAGCAAGAACTATTACTATCGCTAACACTGCTGTTGATAGCGGCGATGGACAACATGGCAGTTATGCTGATGGTTCAGTAACAGTTCGTGTTGCTTCTAACGAATCTATTGTTATTCGTAAGCGTCCTATGGATACTATCAACGCAAGTGCTGGTACTGTGTATGGCACTAAGGTTGCTGAGGGAGCAAACTAATGAAACTCATCACTGAAGTCATTGAAGACATCAACTACCTTACTGAAGCAAAAGAAAACGGTAAGAAGGGATACTTCATTGAAGGTATCTTTATGCAGGGAAATATTCCTAATCGCAACAAGCGTATGTATTCAACTGAAACGCTCGATAAGGAAGTTGCTCGTTACAATAAAGATTACATTTCTAAGAATCGTGCCTACGGCGAACTCGGTCATCCACAGGGACCAACCATCAATCTTGAGCGTGTATCTCATTTGATCACTAAATTGGAGCGTGACGGTGACAACTACATCGGTCGTGCTAAGATCATGACTGAAACTCCATACGGTGCGATTGTTAAATCCCTTATGGATGAAGGTGCTCAGTTGGGCGTATCATCCCGTGGTATGGGTTCACTCAAGCAAGGTCGTAACGGCATTGCTGAAGTACAAGACGATTTTTATCTAGCAACTGCTGCTGACATTGTTGCTGACCCATCTGCTCCTAATGCTTTCGTTAATGGAATCATGGAGTCAGCCGAATGGGTATTTAATGAAGCAACTGGTTCTTGGAATCAAATTCAAGTTGCTGATCAGATGCATTCGCAGATGAAAAGAATGAGTGCTGCTGAAGTAGAAGCAAAGAAGTTTGCAATGTTCGAGCAGTTCCTGAACTCTTTGACAAAGTAAAATTTATTTTTTTATAAATAAATTACAATTATGAGATAACTTAATAGGAGCAATCCAAATGTCTGATAAAGAACTACTCGAAAACGAAGTGGATCTGGACGAAGCAAAAGCATCTTTCGGTGTTGACGCTGAAGTACCTGATTCTACAGCAAAGGAAAACACTCCTCCTGGCGGCGAAGCCAAGGATGAAGACAAGAACAAGAATCCTGAGCAGGGTTCTTCTGTTAAGCCAACTAAGGTAAAGGCTGTACAGAAGATTGCTGATGTTGTTAAGGGCATGAGCAATGAAGAATTCTCACGTGTTTACGAACACCTGATGGCTGCTCTGGAAGGTAGAGAAGTTGTTGCCGAAGAAACTGACGAAGACGCTACTGCAGTAGCAGTTCGTGAAATCCGTCATATTGAAGCTGGCGACATTGATGTAGCTGAAGACGTTGCCGCTATGTTTAATGGCGAAGAACTGTCTGAAGAATTTGTTTCTAAGGCAACCACGATCTTTGAAGCTGCTGTAGTTTCTAAGGTCAACGAACTGCTCGAAACTGTAACTGTAGATCTGGAAGGCGAAATGGAAGCTGCTAAGGCTGAGATCGCTGAAGAGTTTGCTGGTAAGCTGGACTCTTATCTTGACTATGTTGCTGAAGAGTGGATGAAGGAAAACGAACTGGCTGTTGAGCAGGGTATCCGTGCTGAAATCGCAGAAAACTTTATGCGTGGTCTGCGTGATTTGTTCACTGAATCTTACATTGACATTCCAGAAGAAAAGGTTGACTTTGTTGACGAACTCGCTGCTAAGGTTGAAGAACTCGAAGCATCGATCAATGAAGAAATCGAAAAGAATATTGACCTCAAGAGAGAACTGAGCGAAGCCAAGGCATCAATCGTGCTGGCTAATGTTTCTGAAGGTCTGACCGAATCTCAAGCTGTTAAGCTGGCATCTTTGGCTGAAGGTGTTGAGTTTGACGCTGAGGAGTCTTATGCTGAAAAGCTCGAGACGATCAAGGAGAACTATTTTGGTGATTCCGAAATGATCTCTGAGGAAACCAACTTTGACGATGAACCTCTTGAGATCGAAGAGGATGCTAACAATGTCGATCCAGGAATGGCTGCTTACATGAATGCCATCTCTAAGAGCATCAAAAAGTAATTTTTATAAATAATTAACAATTAGGATAGATTAACTCGAAGGAGACCTAAAATGTATCAATCTGATGAACTTATCAAGAAGTGGCAGCCAGTTCTTGAGCATCCAGACCTGGAAAAGATTTCTGATGCTCACAAGCGTGCCACAGTAGCAACTCTGTTGGAAAACCAGGAAAAGTCTGCTCGTGAGCAGGCATATGGTTCTGGTGGCTACAATGCTCCAACTCTGCTCGGCGAAGCTGCACCTGCAAACGCAATGGGTGCTTCTTCTTCTACCGCATCTGCTGGTAGCATCGACACTTTCGATCCAGTTCTTATTTCTCTGGTTCGTCGTTCTATGCCAAACCTGATCGCATACGATATCTGCGGCGTACAGCCAATGACTGGTCCTACTGGTCTGATTTTCGCAATGCGTTCTCGTTACAGCAGCCAGACTGGCACCGAAGCACTGTTCAACGAAGCTAACACCACGTTCTCTCGTGCTGGTGCTGGTAACACTGCTTCCATTCTGGTTGCTAATGGTTCTGCTGGTACTGCTCAGGCAGGTACTGATCCAGCTGACCGTGCTTCTGGTTCTGGTTACTCAGTATCTACTGGTATGTCTACCGCTGCTGCTGAAGCACTGGGTGGCGCAGATGGTCATCAGTTCCAGGAAATGGCTTTCTCAATTGAGAAGGTTGCTGTAACTGCAGTTTCTCGTGCTCTGAAGGCTGAGTACACCATGGAATTGGCACAGGATCTGAAGGCAATTCATGGTCTTGACGCTGAACAGGAACTGAGCAACATTCTGTCTGCTGAAATCCTGGCTGAAATCAACCGTGAAGTTGTTCGTACGATCAACTACTCTGCGGTTCCTGGTGCTACTAAGAATACCACGACTTCTGGTACTTTCGATCTGGACACCGACTCTAACGGTCGTTGGTCTGTTGAAAAGTTCAAGGGTCTGATGTTCCAGATCGAGCGTGACGCTAACGAAATCGCCAAGGCAACTCGTCGTGGTAAGGGTAACATCCTGATCTGTTCTTCTGATGTAGCTTCTGCTCTTCAGATGGCAGGCGTTCTGGATTACACCCCAGCTCTGAACAACAACCTGAATGTTGACGATACTGGTAACACCTTCGCTGGTGTTCTGAA